CACCGAAGTGGGTTTATTATTAAGAACCTAAAGCGTTTGTGCCGCGAACTTGTGTAAATCCTGGGGTACCTAAACCTGCGGTAGCACCTGTCTGAACAGCATTATCATACTGAATAGTCAAGTCGATCATCACGGGAGTTTGATCTGAATACTTGATGTCATTCCAGTTGGTCTTTTGCAAGTAGCAACCGTATAGTTCCCATGTTTCTAATACATTAGGAGTTTCTGCGCCGTTGCCGCCGTCTAGCATTTCAATGCGTAGTGTAAATTTGTAGTCACCTGCAGATGCCGCTGAAGCCTGCTCAAAGAAGTCAAACTGTCTTTGATTTTGTTCACCGATCAACTTGCTGACATTACCAAGTACATCGTCACGTAACTTAATAGTGATTGGACTCCACTTGGTTTTACCTGCATAGTAAATTCTGCTGTTGTAGACATCAATAGTTTGATTTTCAAACTCAACACTTGGTCGAGCCGCTTCTGCAACTTGTTTAGTCATCTCTGTTGTGCTACCACTTACACCAAAGTTTTCAAAGTTTAATCTAAAACGATACTTCAACTTAGGCATTAACTGGCCTTGTGAAGCGGCGCTCTGATCAGACGCTAATGGTACTGTAAATCTTGATAAGGCTGCGATTGACATTTAATATCTCCTAATTATTTTCCAAGGCCTTTGACTCCACCAGTGTTCTCTAAGCGCAATGGAATGTAAATAAATTCTACTGCCTTAACTGGTTCGATCGCTATATCTAGATATAGCTCGTTGCGATCAATTCTAGCTGGTGTATTGTTTGAAGTATCGCATACTACGATAAAGTCATACAACGCACGTTGACCTACTAATTCTAACATTAATGCTTCTGCTGCCTGTTTGATTTCATTACGTGTAATAGTATCATTCGGCTCAAACACATATGGCTTAGCTAGTTGTGCTAGTTGTCTACGTAGATACACTACCAAACGTGCCACGTTGATACGATCTAACGAACTTGCTACAAGTTGACGTGTTTTCTGTCCGTAGCATACTAGTCCTGTGCCACCAATGTATGTTAATGGATTAACATGGATGCTGGCTAAGGTATCACGCTGGCCGATGTTTAATGCTGTTGCATTGAATTCACCAGTCATTGGATCAACATAACCTACTGAACTGGCATTGGTAATTCCACCGCGACGTACACCAGCTGGTGCAAACCATGGATAACTAACGTTGTCACTTAGGGCGATTGTACGCAACATGATATGGCTTGGTGGAACAACAATGTTATTACCAATCAAGTCAACTGTGTAACCCCATGGATAGTACACACCCAAATACGCATTGGTTGTAATCAATCCTTGATCACCGTCTTGCACAGCTGAGCTAACATTGTTACCCCAGTTGCTCAATGTAGTAGCATCTGGTGTTAAACGTGCAGGTGTATCACCTACAATAAATGCTGTTTCACCGCGATCAGTATTCAATCCAACTAGTAAAGACAGCATTTCTGGGTAACCAGGGCATGCCATTAAGTTGAATATTCTGCTGTCTGTATCACGGATCTGTTGGTTCTCTTGGATAGTTGCACCGAGAGCTTGTAGTACAACTTGACGTTGTGCTTTGCGACCAAATGTACCAGCACCATTAACTTGGTTAGCGGCATCAGTTAACCAACGATGTGGATAGTATGTATTCATCAAACCGTTGCTTTGGCGTATGTTACGTCCAGTAGTGTCAATATAGTTCTTTGCAAATTTCAATACATTATTACCTGAACGACGTAGATTCCATAGTAACATACCTTTTGGATATAGTGCAGGATCTGGTGCATCTGGGTCTAAGAAATTGCTCGATAGCAAACTAGCAATGCTAGAAGCAGTTGCGCTAGTACCGCCAATGCTCCAACGTGCATCGTGGAATAACACACCGTTTTCTGTAGTTTGGTCAGTATTGTCTAACAGCACCCATTTCTTGGTCAAGTAGTTAAACTTGTAGATCATTGGATAGTTTTCAGTATCGCTAGGATCAATCCATAGATCACCGTTGGCTAATGGTGTGCCATCGCTTTGTACTGTTGGTTGTGTGGCTGTTACTAACGGGCCTGCTGGGTCAGTAGCTGTGCTCACAGCACCTAATGTTTGATTGTAATTTAGATAGCCTTTCCATCCTGTGCCGTCATTGACCATAATGTCAATGTCGTCAAGGTAGCTGTTAAACCACAATGTACCATCTAGTGGTATTGTTGTTGGCGGTGTGTCACTTGCCACAGCAAATGCACTACCGTTAACTGTTGGGGTCCACAAGCTGGCAACATAATTCTTAGCTGTACCTGCTGGATTTGTATAGAAGTTAGAAGTAACACCTACGCTAAACAACTTGCTTACTGGGTCAGCTGTTACGTCTACTAGTCGAATGTCTCCGCCTTTAGTATGAGTAATAGTTAATTGGCCAGCGGCAGTAGTTGATGCAACAATATTAGCAAACGGATTGCTGTTGGCGTCAACTGCATTGTTAATTGCACTAGCAATTAAAGCAAGATCGCTTGCGGCACTAGTAGCAGTAAATGTTATAGTGATAGCAGTACCTAAAGTTCCGCTTCCGACTAAACTTTCTTGCAAAGTAAAAGAGTTACTGCCTGCGGTAAATGTACCAGTACTTACTGGTACTGATGTAATGCTGGTAGGGCCAACGCCACTACGACCGTAGATTTTAAAGTTTGCATTAGTAGGACTGCCTTCATCATCGTTGTATTTTACATAAGTTGCACCAATCGCTAGATTTAATCCACCGCCTGTTGCATCTAATCCTGCTAGGGCACTTTGGCCGTTAGCATACAATTTAACTTTTTGCTGAATCCATGAGCTTGTTGCTGAGTTATACTTCTTGATAAACCAGTCAGCACCATTATTAACTGCGGTAGTCTTGATCCAAATTGAACCAGTTGGGCGACCGTTAACTACAGCAACATCGTCAGTGGCACGCCATAGCGGCACTGAATAGTGTGGAGAAGCTGTAACTGCCGGAGCCTTATATGTTCCAGATACGAGTCCAACTTTAGCAACTGTTGTTCCAGAAATAACAACGTCAACACCGGTTGAATATAAGTTTAGATAACCGTTGATTACTGCGGCTTTAACACCAGTTACGTTACTACCAACTGCTGTAACAAAAGTAGCTAATGATGTTGCGCCTGTAACAGCATAACCATTAATAGTCATTGTATCGCCAACTAACAGTGTTGGGCTTGCTGTAGTACCAGTAGCTGTAGGCCAGCTAGCGGCCCATGCAGATGAACCAACTGCTACCCAAGTTCCTGCGGCTGTATCTGTTTGATATTTTTTCATCCACAGCTTGTGCAATGTAGTTGTAGAAACTATTGCATAAGCACCAATAGATCCATAACTGGCTATTGGAGCTCCAGTCACACTAACAACTTTAGTGCTGTCAGTAATTACTGTAAGACTGCCGTCGGCTTGTTGATCTGAAAATGTTTGCCCGTCTGTGACTGTAGCAGGTGCTGAGTTCCATTCAAATACACCGAACATTGAATCTGCTGTATCAAACCAGAATGTTCCATCTTCTGGATCACCTACTGGAGCTGATGTTTTGCCTTCTAGTTGTGCCACATCCAAATCTGCACGTACTACATAAGCACGATTGCTCACACCTAAGAAACTGTAGGCAGCTTCTAGGCCGTATTCATTCTGTTCTCCAGCATGAATTGGGTTATTGTTTGCATCAGTATAAAATTTCGGAACACCAAAGGTGCTCGATAAATCCATCTGACTTGTTAGTAAATAAACTTTACCAGCATTTGCTTTTAATGTGCCCGGGGCAATACCTGTGTTTGCACCGTTCATTTTGCTTTCAGCTGATGCAACGATTATTAGTGGTACGGTACCTGGGGCTGCGGGTGTATAGAATGATTCATCTATAACTGTTACGCTTACGCCTGGTGAACTTAGTTGAGCCATATTTTTATCTCCAATGAGTACATGTTCTTGTATGTATTTAGTGGTTTTGGATAATTTGTGGCTATAATAGCCTATCAAAAAGGTTCTAAAAAGGCTTAAATATAATATGAGACCTTTATGTTCTTGCGGAAGAGCACCTGTTGCTATAAACTACTATAAAAATAAAAAAGCATTCTATCGAAGCCAGTGCGGGTCGTGTAGCCGCGGTGTAAAACTACCAAGGTGGTACTCTAGCGGATATCGTCCTAAATCCGCTTGCGATAAATGTGGATTTAAATCGCCTCACACTGAAGTATTCTCAGTGTTTCATGTAGACGGTGATTTAAATAATTGTAGACTGACTAATTTAAAAACAGTGTGTTCTAACTGTGCTCGTGTTCTACATAAGGAAGGGATTCGCTGGCGGCAAGGGGATCTTGTACCAGACCTTTAACCTGTGCAAACAAGTCGTCAATAGTAGTATTATTGTCCATGATTGCATCAAACTTTGTGCCGACCCAAGCGGTTTCGCTTGCATGGATGCCTAGCTTTTTGATACGTTCTTTAGCTATGGCATAGTTCATACAGCGATCGCCGGCATTCATATCTGCGGCATCTTGATACCAATCAGGTTCAGGCCCGCGGACAACACGAACTACAATGCCGCCTGCATCTTTAATTGATTTAATTTCATTAGGAAACCGGCAGTCACTAATAACAATGTCGTCTGTGCTATTACGTAGTTTATTTTCTAAGCTGGCGATCCAAATGTCATCGTGGAATGCCTTGCGACATACCTCTGTACCCCAATATTGCAGGACCCAGCGTGGAGTAAGATTAGGCATGTTCAAGCGTTCTGCCCACCACGGATCTACTTGTTCGCGCCATGCACGAGCCTGTGTAGTGCGACCCTCTAGCATGGTTCGATCCCAACCGAACACGTGAGCCACCGCATCTTTAAGGGAATTTGCAAAACTTTCTCGACGAAATCCGTGAAAGTTAACGAGATAATCAGCAATAGTATCTTTGCCTGAACCAATAAAACCGCACACACCAATAATCATAGAGCCCCCTAAGTTAGCTCTAGTATATAACAGTTTTATTACAAGGTCAAATTATTTTTAACCGATTACAAAATAATAGCCTGTACCGCCGGCTGTTAAATCGATAATTTCTTTATCAAGTGCCGCCATTTCTTCTTTAGCTTCAGAAATTAGAGCTGTACCGTTTAGTGTAATTGGTGATCCCGGGCCGGCGATCGACCCAAATTTAGAGCGTGCTTGCCCTAGAATTTGTTTGCATACTGCAAGTGAATAATTTCTTAACCACTGTTTAGCATAGGTATCTTGTAGTAGTACCCAATCTGGGCGATAATTATAACTCTGTATCAATATTTGCT